AGGCAACGCAGACAGGCGCGCCCTGAGTCCGGGAAGGCTCACTTACCCGGATTATGCATCGTATGCGGTGGCACCTTCCAAGCTACTCGGCCCGGCCATATTGTTTGTTCAAGGCAGTGCAGAAACAAAAGGATCGCTGCGACCCGAGTGTCTCGCGCAACCGCGGAGTTCGCGCCCAGGCCATGCCTTACATGCGGTCGCTTCTTTGTGCCGCAAAGCTACCAGCAAGGGTACTGTGACAGACGGTGCCGCCGCGTGAAGCAGCGGCTTGACCAGCGAAAGCGTCGCGTCCCAGTACGTCGGCCTGACGTGGTCAAAGCCTGCAAGGAATGCGGAGGGCAGTTCTCTCCGAGAGATGACCGGCAGTATCTGTGCTCCGTGACCTGTAACGACAAAGTCCAAAGCAGGGTTGGGGCGAGGACGAGGCGCGCTAGACTGGCCGGCGTGAAGCGAGAGCGGATCGATCCAGTCGATGTGTTCAAGCGAGATGGATATCGCTGTGGGCTATGCGGCAGGAAGACGCTTGCGTCGAAGCGAGGGACCGATCACCCCGCAGCGCCCGAGTTGGACCACATCGTAGCAATATCGCTGGGCGGCACACATACACTGGATAACGTTCAGTGCGCTTGTGCATCGTGCAACCGAAGGAAAGGCGCGGGCATCGCTGGACAGCTGCATCTGTTCCCATCCATGTGACGATAGGGGGGGGCGTGGCGGAAAACCGGATCGTTCGCCCTCCACCGACCCGCCGCCTACTCATCTGGACAATAAATCCGGCTGGTTTGATTTTCAGCCGCTGTTTTGAATAGGAAATCAAACATGGCTCGAGGTGGTGCCC